ATATCATTTTTAAACCCCTCCATTATAGTTCTTATAGCTTCTAACTTCACGCAACAATCCACCTCACTATGATACTTCATTATGACCCCTGTTTTTAATTTGGTGCCCCTTGTTAGACTTGAACTAACGACCTGCCGATTATGAGTCGGATGCTCTAACCAACTGAGCTAAAGGGGCTTAAGGTTCTTCGCAGTAGTTATCTTTCATTAACACCCAATACTTGTTATAGTGTTTGGATAATTAGTTTAAGCCTGCTTTGTCAATCGGAGTTAACCCATTCCCCACCTCGTTATACTCCCTTACTCTCTAAGTAAGACTCTAATCTCTTAACAATACCTTCCAGCATAGTAGCATAAGCCTCTATCTTAACTACATCCTTAACTCTATCCTTTGGTAGGCTATCTAAAGATTCTTTAGCTTCTGCATCTATAATAGCAGCAGACAGTTGGGCTAAAGTACCGTAGTACTTATTACGTTCATATCGCTGTCCCTTCTCAGGGTAGTGAGACTCTACTAGAATCCACTGAAACTTATCCTTGTCTATAGAGAACCTTTTGTTTAATTTATACATTATCTGTTATCTCCCCTTCCGTGTAAGACACCTCTATCCTGACGATCTCTTAGTTTATTTAAATTAGCCTTGGCTACACTATCTAACGTCATACCATTGTCTTCAGCTAACCTAGTGATAGTCCAAAGGACATCCCCTAACTCTAACTGTAGCCTCTGTTTCATAGTAGCGTAGTCTATATCGCCTCTGAGATACCTCTTCTTAAGCGCCATGACCTCCCCTACCTCCTCAGGTAGTTGAATCCATACAACATCTTTATTAGTATACTCGGCTGTCTTACCAGCACCTAATTGATAGTCACAAAGGCTCATCATACAACCTTCTTGGTCTTTACTACTCATTAGATACCCCCTCATCACCCCAACACTCTTTCATCACTGTCTCTCTTTTCTTTTTAGAGTAGATGGTATCTACATTCCAACGCTTCATGAACGACTCGATAGGTTCTTCTAACCATCCTTCTTTAGCATCAGACTCTTGCTCAGATAAATTTCTGTAGTAAGATTTAACTTCCTCTTCGGAAGGTACTCTCTTACTTTCTATTTCATTCATCTGAACCTCATTCATACTTAATTGGGGTACTACTTCCTTAACACTGAAGTCTAGAGGTGTCCTACCACTTAGTACATTGATACGCATCTGAATGTAATCGATAGCCTTATTAAGGTCATCTATTTCTTTCTCTGTTGATGTCATCTTAACAGATTCTTTATGCCCAGCTCTAGAGAGATACCTAACTGTATTCCATAGTAGGAAATCTAATCCCCAAGCATGAGCAACCTCTGCAGGTTGATATGCAGGCTTTAGTCTGTTGTAGTGAGTAGCACCTACATATTCGCCTGTTAATTGTTTAGCCGTAGCCTTGATGTTGCTTAATGGTTTATCTTTGAACATATTGTTCTCCTTATTATTATTATTAAATTAAAAAGCCCTCCCAATTAAGAGAGGACTAGTTGTTACTACCTAAAACACTTCATCTTCTTCCAATGAAACTTCTGGTTGAGATTGAATATCAAACTCCATACCATTATTACCTGCGTACTCTTCTAGCTTAGTTACTTGAATAGCAGTTAAGATAGCCTTAACACCCTTGTTACCACCTACATCATATGGTACTTCCATATACTGTACGTTAGCTTTAGAGCCATTACCAATGATTAACGGGTCGATATCATTACCGAACATGTCAATACACTTGATAGGTTGTGCGGGTTGTCCATCTCTTTTGATGCAAGCCTTAGTAAGCTTAATTACTGGCTTATTAGAGTCCTTATCAGTACGTTCTTTCTGAGCGTGTTGACTCTTAACCCAATCAGCTGATTGTTTCTTAGAACACAAAGCATCTACTGACCATTGTTTCTCTTCAGACATATACTTTGTACCAGCATTGTCACCACATTTACACCACTTTAGTTCTACGTTATTTAGTAAAGCCATTTTCTTACTCCTGTATTATTATTATTATATTGTTAGTGCTAGTTCTCTAACCTACAGTACTAGCAAACTGCTTTAAGGAGAGCCCATGAAAGTAAGCTCTAGGTTATCTATTTAAATAAGAAGACTAGGTCTGCTTAAATAAAAAGTGGACTAGTAAACAGAAGTAGGTGTGGCGTACTCTGTCTATTAGTCCGTATATCTTGATTAACGTTCGCCACAAACGCGTTTTTCTCTATAAGGGCTACTTAGAGATTTCAAGCAAAGAAATATTGACTATCTCTTATGCCTTCTAAATCTAAATTACCCTTGATAGGTTGCTCTATACTACAGTCAGTATCACCCATAGTAATCTGAGCCTTCAAGTCCTCTAAGACATCTTCCTTATACATCTTAATGAACTCATCCTTAGTAACCTCTATCAGCTCATCAACGTCTCCTGCATGTACACTAAACGAATCATGAATAGCACCGAACGATTTGTTCCCACTATCTTTTAGTCTACATATAACAAGAGCCATGTGTGCAGCGTCATAGCTGTGTACTACATTAGGACTAATACCAGAAGCAAGCTCATGTCTAGCAGGAATATCGAGATACTCCATATACACATGATGATACTTATTCTTATTGATATAGCCTATTACCTTTCTTCTTTCTCTAATCCACTTCTCTGCCACTACTGGAAAGCCACTAGGTGTTTCCCAACAGACAGTATTAGTACCACTAGCTAGTCGGTATGTAACTAACTCTTGTAGATAGTTCTTTATCCTTACGGGTCCAGAACATATCTGATCGTATGACTCAACAAGATCCCTACCTAACTTCCAAGAGTCAGACCTTGTTAAATCATATTTGCCTACTATACCAGCATCATAACTATCTTGGTAGATAATATCTGATATACATTTAACACCAGCACTATAACCTTTCGTCATAGTACCTCTCTTACTAAGACCTTTCCTTACAAGTTTCATAGGGATAGGTGCTAGTTTCTTTCCTAAGGCAGTACCTAAATTAGCATCTAACATTCGCTGACCGACAGCTAAGTAGAAGTCTAGAGATATACTCCTAGGGATTAATCCTACGTACTCACCTGCTACCTCATCTAAGCTCATTGCAGAGAAGTGCTGAGTACCACTAGAGTTAGCGTCTATAGGTATAGGTAAGTGTGTTATATGTTCTTCACCGTTAGCTAGTACCGCTATGATTTCAAAGCAACAAGCCAAGAACACTAAAGGTTTCTCTGCATTAATCCATAGAGCTCTATTCTCTACTGGATCTAATGCTATGTCCATTATTAAATCTAAATTGTTTTGTGTCCATGAATAGCGATCCTCCAAGGACATCTTATCTACTGCTATATCAGATAGTCTGTGTTTAGTTAAATGAGCTACATAATCTTCTTCGCACCAGCTTAAATCTCTGATGTCAAAGGACTCATTGTAACTAGATGCAGTGTGCATCCACAACCAGTCAATACCTGCCCTACCTATTGGTTTACCCTCAGAAAATATAAGGTGTCCTCTAGCTAAGTCGTTAGATTGGTAGTTAAAGTAAGGGTCTCTAGCATAGTATCTGCCTCTATAGTCTAAGAAGTAAGAGAAGTAAAAGGAGTAGCCTAACCATCCTGGTTCCTCATCGTATCCATGTATAGTATCTAGTATCTTCTTATCTCTAGAAGACTTAGAGTGTTTCCTAAGACAGTATTGTTTATCAGTCCACCTTAAGTTAGCACGCTCGTATACTACATTTAACTCAGCTAACCTAGTACATAGCTTACCTATAGCCTTGGGGGACTTAAGCTTATTACGTTTCTTCTCTAGTTTATTTAAATTATTTTCTAGAGTTTTAACGTCCTCACTACTACCCCTCTCAGGCTCAAAGGGCTTACCATTTCTAGTAAGCTTCCTACCTAATAGATTACTGTTATTACCTATCCTATCTATGTCAGCACAGTCGAATGTTATACCATCATCTAGAGAGATTTTAGTCTCACTATAGATATCCCTAAGCTGCGCAGTAACTTCAGCTACATTAGGATTAACTCTCCACTTAACAGCCTCATTATGATTGATAGCCTTAACAAAGGCAGACTCTATATGTCTACGTTTTAACCTAACAGAACCTTTAACTAGATTCTCCTTGACCCCATCAATAATCCTCTCATTACCCTCCCATATAGGGTACCTCCTCATAG